AGCCGCTCCCGAAAAAGGAGCAGGATTCTCCTGTCCAGCAGAGCATCTTCCGCCCGGAGCGGAGCGGCGGGCCAACCCCGTTTGACGAACAGAAGGGAGCGAGCGTATGAAAACGCTGTGTGTGATGAATTTGAAAGGCGGCACGGGGAAGACCGTCACCGCGGACAACCTGGCGGACCTGCTGGCGGCGGACCACGGGAAGCGGGTGCTGCTCATCGACGCCGACCACCAGGGCAACACCAGCCGGTTCTTCCTCCAGGAGGTGGAGATCGCCTCCACCGTGGGGGATATCCTCACTGGAGAGAGCGAACCCTACTGGCCGGAGAGCGTCTATCACACCGGACACGAGGGGCTGGATCTCATTCCGGCGGATATGTCCCTGGCGGAACTGGACGCTCTGCCGGTGCGGGACCCCAGGGCCGTGTGGCGGCTGCGGGAGTTCCTGCTGGCGGTGGCGGAGGACGGCGCCTATGACTATGTGGTCATCGATATGCCGCCGGCCTTCAGTCTGGCGGCCCGGGCGGCGCTGGCGGCGGCGGACGAGGTCATTGTGCCCATCAAGCTGGACGCCTTCTCCGTGTCCGGCATGGCGGAGCTGCTGCGGCAGATTGAGGCCATGCGGCGTGTGAATCCCGGGCTGACGCTGGCCGGGGTGCTCATCACCATGTGGCGGAACATCGACATTATCACCCAGGCGGAACGGGTGCTGCGGACCGGCAGCTTCCCGGTGTTTCAGACGGTTATCCGGCGGACGGACCGGGTAGACGAGAGCACCTTCCAGTGCCAGCCCCTGCGGGTCTACAGCCCCCGGAGCGCGGCCTGTGTGGATTACCGGGCGCTGGCCCGGGAGTATCTGGAGAGGGGGAAGGGCCGTGGGTAAGAGCAAGTCGTTCGATTTGGCGGCGATGATGGAGACGGTGTCCAAGTTGGACACAACCGCCGCCGCGCCCCAGGTGCGGATGATTTCTCTGGAGGACATCCTGGCCAACCGGGATAATTTCTACCGGGTGAGCAAGGAGGAGCTCAAGCCCCTTGCGGACTCCATCGCCCTGGACGGCCTCCAGCAGTATCCGGTGGTCATGCCCCACCCGGAGGAAACGGGGAAGTACCTGCTGCTCAGCGGTCACCGGCGAGTAGCGGCCATCCGGCAGCTGGTGAAAGAGGACGGGCGGGAGGACCTGCGGCTGGTGCCCTGTACGGTGCGGGAGTACGCCAGCCGGAACATGGCGGAGCTTCAACTGATTCTGGCCAACAGCACTGCCCGGGTGCTGACGTCTGTGGAGGTCTCCCGGCAGGCGGCGCGGCTGGAGGAGCTGTTCTACCGGCTGAAAGAGGAGGAGGGCTACGAGTTCCCCGGCCGGATGCGGGACCAGGTGGCGGCGGCCTGCCAGGTTTCCGCGCCGAAGATCGCCCGACTGAAGGTGATCCGGGAGAAGCTGAAGGCACCGGAGTTTGTGCTGCTGTTTGAGAAAAACAAGCTGCCGGAGCAGACGGCCTACGCTCTGGCCCGGCTGCCGGAGGAATTCCAGAAGCGGCTGGCCGGGATTACCACGGATATTTCCGGCAGTGTTGCCGAGCAGCTGCTGAAAAAATACGGAGAGGGCTGGCGCTGGGAGCCGGAGCAGCAGTGCCCGGACGGGAAGGCCTGCAAGCGGGGAGACGCTTTTCTCCGGCACGACCTGGAGCACCCGTATGATATGTGCGGCGGGAAAAAGTGCTGTTTGAAATGCGAGAGAGCAAAGACCGCTTATTCCCCCTGTGACCGGATGTGCAGCAGAGCGCAGGCGGTCCGGAAGGACAAGCGGGACAAGGAGAAGGCTCGCTCCGAGGAGGAGAAGCAGAAGCAGATTGAGCAGTTCAAGGCGGAGACCAAGCTCAACGCTCAGCGGGTGCTCAAGGCCGTAGAGGCGGCGGGCCTGACGGACGAGGAGATTGTCCCTTGGGGCTATTCCGGCAGGTTTACGGTGGAGGAAATCCGCTCCTTTGCAGAAGGGCAGTTCCCGGAGGACAGACACTGGTATCACGCGGAGCTGTCGGCCGAATTCCTGACAAACCCGATCCAGGCAGCGGAGGTCCTGGGCTGCTCCACGGACTACCTGCTGGGAGCGGCAGAGGAGTTGGCTCCGGCAGGGCCATCTCCGGCGGCGGGGTTGGCCCTGGAAGAAGCGTCGGGGGCCCCGGCCGATGCCATGAGGGCCGCGCTGCTGGCGATGGCGTGGCTGCCGGGACACCCGGACCGGTCCCGGCAGGTGGTGACAAAGACGATTTTGGATGGCATGGCACACCCGCTGCTGGAGATATACTGGTATGACGCGGAGACGGGCGTCTACCGCTTTTCTGCCGACGGACCTCCTGTGGAGGAAGAAGTCGTTGGCTGGTGGCCGGTTCCGGAGGAGGATGAGGAATGACAATGACGGCGGAGGTGTGGGTCATCCCGGCGGAAAAGGAGGAGCATCATGGCTGAGAAGAAAGGCGGAAAAACTATGAACGATAAGAGCGAGGCGGAGCTTCGGGTGATGCTGGAGACGGACGGCCCTAAAATCGAGCTCCACGGGGTGAGAAGCGACATCCTGACGGCCTGGGCGTGGCTGACGCTCTCTGTCTGCCGAAACTTCGATATTTCCGAATATGACCTGGCCGCAAAAATGCCCACTCTGCTGGCTTTCCTGGGGGAGAATATCCGGGGCCATACCCTTGTGGACATGAGCGGCCTGTCCAGGCCGGAGGAGGGAGGCGGCACGCCATGACCATGACGCCGGAGGAGATCGTCCGTCACTGGCAGCAAGCGAAGAGGAAGAACGCCAATGAGCTCCAGCTCCTGGCAGAGCTCAACTCCACAGACAAAGATACCATTCGCAAGGTCCTGGAGAACGCCGGGGAGCCTCTGCCGAAGCAGCGCTCCAAGCTGCGGGGCGAGGAGCTGAAAAAGGCCATCGAGGAGCTGTACGACCAGCGCCTCTCCGACGCGGAGATCGCCCGGCGAGTGGGATGTACCAATACCACGGTGGCCACCTGGCGGAAGGAAAAGGGCCTGCCCCGGAACGCGGAGCCGGGCTGGCAAAAACAAAAGTCGCCGGCGGCGGTCCCCGCGCCTGCCCCTCCGGACGTCTATGGGCAGGTGGAGACGCTTCTGGCGGCGCTGCCGGAGGGCTGCTCGCGGATGGTCCGCTCCCAGGCCCGCGACCTGTGCAGCGTCCTCCTTTCGGAGTACCTGGAGGAGCGGCTGAAGCTGAAGGAGGAGACAGCATGACGGCCAAGGAACTGCTGACGGCTCTGAGGCGGCAGGAGGTGATGGACAGCCTCCGCTGCCTGGGCTGCGGCTATGAGCACAGATGCTCCGTTCGCGGCTGTGCTATCAACCGGGCGGCGGCGGAGATGATTGAGAAGCTGGCAGCGGAAAACGAAGCCCTGCGCAATCCGCCCAATTCGCCCCTGACCCTGGACGAGCTGCGGGAGATGGACGGGGAGCCGGTGTGGATTATTCCAATGCGTGGAAGTGGTGGTTTCAGGACGTGGATGTTGGTTGACGCAGAATACGAACTTTGCCGAGAGGCTCACGGCGAAATGGCGGTGTTCGAGAACTTCGGAAAGACTTGGCTTGCCTACCGCCGCAAGCCGGAGGAGGGGACGGTATGAAACCATGCTGCGGGACGTGTAAGTGGGCGAAATACAAGGATTGGAGCAAAAATCCGGAGATTTTATGTAGGAATGGCGACAGCATCTATTTTGATTATTGCGTTGATCCGGATGCTATTTGCCCGGATTGGGAGGGGACAAAATACCGAAAAGCATATCGAAGGGAGGAGCCTGCCCGTGCTGATTGAGAAAACCAAAAGAGAGCAGTCGCAGTTTCTTGCAATTCAGACACTGCTGGGCCCGGATGAGCTCCTGGGCCAGGCGACGGAGGAGTGCTGCGAGCTGGGCCAGGCCCTCCAGAAGCTGCGTCGGGCGCTCAAGGGCACCACTCCCGTGACGACCGGGCAGGCGATGGCGAAGATGAACGAGGAGGCCGGGGATGTAATGCTTCTCCTGGACTGCCTGGAGGATGAGGGCCTGGTGGATCTGGACGCCGCCCGGGAGAGCGCCAGGCAGAAGCTTCAGCGGTGGTCTGGGCGGGCGTTCGGAGGGGATTGAACGATGACAGAGGGAATACAGAAGGCGGCGAGGATGTGTCCAACTTGGACACAAGCGGGAGAGAGGAGGGATAGCCCTTGGGAGAGGGACCCAGATGGTATTGCGTGCGCCAGCGGGCGGGGCCGCTGGTGAAGGAGTGCCGGAGCCTGCGGCCCAGGCTGTCAGCCGGCGATACACCCTGGGAGAAGGCGGAGAAAAATAAAATTCTTCGCCCTCCCCGGGACTCCTCCGTGTGCCGGACGAGGGCGGACCGGCTGGAGCTGCGCCTGGCGCTGTTCGGCTTCGAGGGGGTCAGCTATACCCTCACCTTCGACCGGGAGCATGAGCCGGAGAAATTCCAGGATGTGCGCCGGGCTTGGCGGTCCTTCCTGTACCGGCTCAAGCGCTGGAAGAAGGGCCGGCCCTTCGACTATGTCTACCTCATCGAGGGCCGCCACGGGGACCACCGCTACCATGTCCACCTGGTCCTGCGGTACAGCGATTTCTCCCCGGCGGAGATCCGGCATCTGTGGCGGTTCGGGGAGAACGTGGAGGACGCGCCCCTGCTGCTGGGGCCGAAGGATACCTACCGGAGGACGGCCCGGTACTTCAACAAGGAGGCAACGGACGGGATCACCATTCCCATCAGCGCCCGGACGTGGGTGTGCTCCCGGTCCCTGCTCCAGAAGCTGCCGCCGGTGGAGCGGTGGCGGGATGTGAGCGGGGAGATCCCCATCCCGGAGGGCGTGCGGTGCTCTGGCTTCTATAACACCGCCAATGAGTTCGGGGCCTACCGGTACGCCTGGTACATCGAGGAGAAAAAGAGCGTTTGTCAACGTTTTTAATCTGTATTACAATCTTGGAATATAGTTGAATAACTGACGAAAAGGAGCGAGGCTATTGCAAGCGGCATTGAAACATGATAAACTGGTCGTAAAGGACGGATGGGTCACCTGTCCGGTGTGCCAACGAAACAAACACCTGCTGCGGGTCTGGCCAGATACCGAGGCCCGGAACCTGCAAGTCTACTGCCGGACCTGCCGGACAGAGCTAATCCTGAATATCGACAAGGGCCAGAGCGTTCAGCGCCAGTGCCAATGACTTTCCCCCGGGAAGTTGTTGGTGCTGGCGTTTTTGCTTTGCGTGGAGGTGACAGCCCATGGCAATGAAACCGCTGCGGCCCTGCCGGCATCCCGGCTGTGGGAAGCTGACCCGGGAGGGGTACTGCCCTCTCCACAGGCCCAAGCCCGCGCCCCGTTCCCCAGAGGCCGCCGCCTGGCGCCGCTGGTACTCGCGGAAGGCCTGGACGGACGACCTGCGGCCCGGCCAGCTCCTGCGGGAACCCTTCTGCCGGGAGTGCGCCAAGCGGGGCGTTCGGACATGGGCCACCGACGTGGACCACATCCGGGACCACAAGGGCGACTGGACCCTGTTCACGGACCGGGACAACCTGCAAAGCCTCTGCCACGCCTGCCACAGCAGGAAAACTGCAGAAGCTATGGGAAAACGGAGGAAGTCCGGCGGCCATTTGTGAACAAAACGGCCCCAGGCTCGGGCGCGGACACGTCCGGGCGCCGCCTAGGCACGCGGGCGCGGGGATCCTTGCGGCCCCTCCCCCCGCCCCTGAAAAGTTTTCGGGGCGGGTGCGGAAGACCGCAGGCATCCCTCCACGCGAGAAATTTTCCCCACGGAAATTTTCCGGGGGAGCGAAGGAGGACAATATGGCAAAGCGCAAAAAGAAAGATCAGCCGCTTCTGCCGCCCCTGGCAGAGGGAGAGTGGGTGGCCATGCCGGAAAAACTGGAGGCGGTGCTGGTAGCGGAGCTGGTCCCCTATGCCGACAACGCCAGGACCCACAGCCCAAAGCAGATCCGGGCACTCCAGGCGTCTATCCGGGAGTTCGGCTTTGTCTCCCCGGTAATCATCGACGCCGGCAGGAACATCTTTGCGGGCCACGGCCGGGTGCTGGCCGCCCAGGCTCTGGGCCTGGAGACGGTGCCATGCGTATACGCGGAGCACCTGACGGAAGCCCAGCGGCGGGCCTACATCCTGGCCGACAACCGCCTGGCGGAGCTGGCCGGGTGGGATATGGAGCTGGTCACCGGGGAGTTGGAGGCACTGGAGGAGCTGGGGACGGACGTCAGCCTCACTGGCTTTGCGCTGGAGGAACTCACATCCAAGCCGGAGAAGAAGCCCATACCGGAGAGCAGCACCAAGAGTGAGAAGCTGGTCACCTGCCCGTCCTGCGGCTGTGAGTTCAGCCCCACCAGGCGGAGGAAATGAGCAGAGAGGAGGGATTATCCATGGCGGGACAGCGGCTGCCCTTTGAGGTGGTGGAGGCCCGGGGAAGGAAGCATCTGACCAGGGAGGAGATCGCAAGCCGGGAGATTTCAGAGATCAAGGCGAGTCCGCCCAGGCAGCTCCGCTCGCCGGACTATCTGCCGGAGAGCCTGCGGAAGGAGTTTCTGACTCTGGGGAACCAGCTCAAGGAGCTGGGGATCTTCAGCCGGCTGGACTATGACACCCTGGCCCGGTACCTTATCGCCCGGCAGTTCTGGCAGAAGGCCGCCAACGAGGTCACCGCCGCTATGAAGGCCGGGGATCTGGCCGGCGCGGAGAAGTGGACGGGCATCCAGGACAAGTACTTCAAGCAGTGCCGGAGCTGCGCCAATGACCTGGGCATGACCATCGGAGCCCGGTGCCGTCTGGTGGTGCCCCAGCGGGCGGAGCCGGAGGAGAACCCCCTGGAGGCCCTGCTGAAGGGCAGGCGGCAGGCGTGAGTACCGCACCCGCGCTCCTGACCCTGACGGAGGGGGTCACTGTCCCCCTTCCGGAGGAGGGAGAGGAGGTCCGCTTTGACGAGGGCGCCGCTCAGATCGTCATAGACTTCATCGGCCTGCTGCCCTTCGGCCAAAACGAGTGGGCGGGAAAGCCCTTTGTGCTCCTGCCCTGGGAGACCGGCGCCATCCGGCAATTTTATGGCGTCGTGGCCTATGACGTTCAGGAGGATATCTGGTTACGATACCGGCAGTATCTGTACATTGAGATCCCCAAGAAGAACGGCAAGAGCGAGCTGGCGGCGGCACTGGGGCTCTACCACCTGCTGGCGGACGGTGAGGCCCTGCCCAATGTGGGGATCTTCGCTGCGGACAAGGACAACGCCGCCATTATCTACAACGCTGCCAAGTACATGGTGGAGCACTCCTGCCTGGGGCGGCCGGAGCACGACCCCATCGCCTGGGCGGTGGACAGCCGCCGGGAGATCCGGACGAAGTACGGCGGCGTGATGAAGGTCTACAGCTCGGACGCCAAGACCAAGCACGGGTACAGCTTCTCCGCCGTTATCTTCGATGAGCTCCACGCCCAGCCGGACCGGAGGCTGTGGGACGTGGTGACCACGGGCTCCGGCGACGCCCGGCGCCAGCCGGTTTACATCGTGCTGACCACCGCCGGGGACGACCCGGACCGAACCAGCATCGGATGGGAAATCCACGAGAAGTGCCGCCGCCTGCTCAACTGGCGCGCCGGCTCCCCGGAGAGCGGGACGGACCGGGATGACCCGGCCTGGTGCCCCATCATGTACGGCATCAGCGTGCTCACCCGGGACGACCCGGACGCCATCGCTGCCCTGGACATTTACGACCCGGCGCTTTGGAAGGCCTGCAACCCCTCCCTGGGAGTGACGGTGAAGCTGCGCACGGTACGGCAGCACGCCCGCAGCGCCCGCCAGAGCGAGGCGGAGGAGCGGCTGTTCCGATGGCTGCGGCTCAATCAGTGGGTGAGCACCAAAACCGTTGGGTGGATCCCCCTGACCATCTACGACAAAACCCAGTGGAACGGCGATGCGGAGGAGCTGCGGGGGAAGCGGTGCTACGGGGGCCTGGACCTCTCCAGCACCACGGACCTGACGGCCTTCGCGCTGCTGTTCCCCCGGCAGGAGGGGCTGGAGACGGCGGTGACGCTGTGGTGGGCCTGGGTACCGGACAGCGATATTGAGGCCCGGGAGCGGCGGGACCACGCCCCTTACCGGGACTGGGAACGGGCGCACTTCCTTCGGCTGTGCGAGGGGGACCTCATCGACTACCCGGATGTGGAGGCCGTCATCCTGGAGGCGGCGGAGACCTACGAGCTGGAGCTGCTGGGACTGGACCCATACCTGAGCCGGACCATCTCCGCCAGCCTTGCCGCCCGGCTGAAGGAAAAGCGCCTGAAGACGGAGCTGGCGGAAATCCCCCAGACCATGCTGGGCATGAGCCCGGCTATGGTGTGGATGAAGGAGGCCATGTACGCCCGGACGCTGCTCCACCAGCACAACACCTGCGCCCGGTACTGCTTCGGCAACGTGCGCTGCGCCGTGGACGGCAACGGCAACACCAAGCCCATGAAGAACCGGTCCAGGGGGCGCATCGATGTGACGGTGGCCTGGATCATCGCGGCTGCGGCCATGCTGGCGGCCGTGGCCAACAAGAAGCCGGATGTGGCGGACACTATCCGCCAGGGCGGCTTCCGGTTTTAGGGGGACGTCATTGGGCAGAAGGCCCAACGGCTGTCCCGGACGCCTGGCGGCGTCTCCGGCGCTGTGCCGGGCGGGGCGAAACGGGGACCGGCCCGCCTGCATGGTTTCTCCTCCTTTCAGGCGGGGGAGGCGCTTGTCTCCCCTGTCTGGCACAGCGCCGGGGATAGAAAACGGTGTCCGACTTGGACACGGAAAGGAGCGGACATGAAAAATCTGATTAGCGGCCTGGCCCGGTTCGGGACGGACCTGGTACTGCTGGGCGGGGCCGTGGCGGTGGCGGTGGGGGCCGGGATGGTCTACCTCCCCGCCGGGTTCATCGCCGGGGGCGTGCTGGCCATCATCGGGGCGGTGCTCAGCAGTTTGGGAGGCGGTGATAGGAAGTGAGTGTGAGCAAGGGCCTGGCCACGCTGGCTTCCCAGGCGGCGCTGGGCCGGCGGAAGGCGGCGGGGACGCTGACTCTGGAGAGCGCGGACGGCTGGTTCCCGGCGGGACGACGGCGGGAACTGAGCGCGGACGCCGCCATGAAGATCTCCGCCGTCAACGCCTGTGTGGAGATCATCTCCAACGCCGTCGGAATGCTGCCGGTGTACGTGATGGACAGCGCCAGCAAGAGGCGGCTGAGGGACCACCCCCTGGGCCGGGTGCTGTGGGAGCGGACCAACGAGGCCATGAGCCCCTTCGTCTTCTTCCGGCTCATGGAGTGCCAGCGGCTTCTGCGGGGAAACGCCTATGCCTGGATCTACCGGGACGGCTACGGGGAGCCGGTGGAGCTTATCCCCCTGCCGCCGGGGACCTGTGCGCCGGCCATTGAGCCGGGGACGGGGAAACTGTGGTACCTGGCCGCGGAGCCCAGGAGCGGCCTGGCCTACAAGCTGAACCCGGCGGATATCCTCCACTTCAAGGCCTATTCCCCGGACGGCATTCGGGGCGTGTCCGTGCTCCGGCGGGCCCAGCAGACCCTCCAGACCGCAGCGGCGGCCCAGGAATATGAGCGGGCCCTCTACGAGAACGGAGGACGGCCCGGCGGCGTGCTGAAGACCCAGACGGACCTGGGCCAGACGATCAAGCTGCCGGATGGGACGGAGGTCCACCCCAAGGACCTCATCCGGCGGGAGTGGGAGAAGGTCCACGCCGGGGCGGGGAACGGCTTCCGCCTGGCGGTGCTGGATCAGGGGCTGGAGTACCAGCCTATCGCCATGAGCAACACGGACGTGCAGTTCGTGGAGAACAGGGCGGTGACCATCGCAGATATCGCCCGCTTCTTCTCCGTGCCCCTCTACAAGCTGGGGGAGGGGAAGCAGGCCTACAACAGCAACGAGCAGAACAACATTGAATTCTGTGTAAGCAATATCCAGCCCACCATCACCCAGATGGAGTTTGAGGAGACGGCCAAGCTGCTGACGATCAGCGCCCGGCGGCGGGGGCTGGAAGTCCGCCACAATATGATGGCCCTGCTCCGAGGGGATTCCGCCAGCCGGGGAACCTGGTACCGGACCATGCGGGATATCGGCGTATATTCTGTCAACGATATTCGCGGCTATGAGGACCTGGAAGGGGTTCCCGGCGGGAATGTTCGATATGCAAATCTGAACAACATCCCCCTGGAGGATTTCCAGGAGCTGAGCCGCCTGCGGGCAGTAAACGGAAAGGGAGGAGAGAGTACGTAATGGAAAACATCAAGAAGGGGGCGGTGGTGGTCAAGAGCGCCCCCTCGGCGGGGGACATCGCCCTCATCAACGCCCAGAGCCTCCGGGAGCTGAAGGCGGAGGAGGTATTCACCTTCCGGGTGGCCGCGGCGGACACCCGGGTGGACCGGGACTTCGAGCACTTCTCCAGGGCGTGCCTGGAGAAGCTGGCGGAGCTCTATGTGGGCAAGCCCTTCATCACGGACCACCAATGGCGCAGCAGCAACCAGGTGGCCAGGGTGTACGCGGCGGCGGTGGAGGAAGCGGACGGCGTCAGCCGTCTGGTGCTCAGCTGCTATATGCTGCGCGGCGAGGTGAACCAGCCCACCATTGACGCCATTGAGGCGGGGATCATCCGGGAGGCCAGCGTGGGCGTGGCGGTGAGGCGGGCGGTGTGCTCCATCTGCGGGGCGGACAAGTCCGGCGGCTACTGCGAGCACCGGCCCGGCCGGACCTACGACGGGACCCTCTGCACGGTGGAGCTGGACGATCCCACGGAGGCCTACGAGGTCAGCTTCGTGGCGGTGCCCTCCCAGCGGGAGGCCGGCGTGGTGAAGAGCTACGCCGGGGACCGTGAAAAGCCCTCGGAGGACCAGGAGAAGGCGGCAGCGCGGCGGAAGGCTCTTGCCGCGATGATCCAGTTGGAAGAAAACAGATTTATTGAGGAGGTACCGGAGACATGAAACTGAAGCAGGCGTACTATGACAAGCTGGCGGCCCACAAGGCCAAGGTGGCCGAGGCCAGGACGGCGGCGGAGGCCGGGGAGCTGGACAGGGCGGAGGAGCTGACCAAGGAGGCCCAGTCCCTGGCCGGGGAGATTGAGAAGCTGAAGGCCCTCATCGCCGAGGAGGAGAGATATGCCCCGCCCAGGGGGTCGGGGCCCACAGATGGCAAGGAGCACGGGAAGGGCTTCCGCCTTCAGCAGGAGGGCGAGGGGGAGGACGGCTACGCCAAGGCGGTGAAGGCCTTCGCCCAGGCGGCCCGGGAGGGCTTCCCCCGGCAGAAGGCCGCCGGGGATATGATGCAGGAGGGCGTGGACGCCGATGGCGGCTACACCGTCCCCCAGGACATCGTAACGAAGATTATCCAGATCCGGGAGGCCAAGGAGAGTCTGCTGGACGAGGTGACGGTCATCCCCGTAAAGACCAGGACCGGCCGGCGGACCATCAAGAAGCGGGGCCAGCACCAGGGCTTCACCACCGTGGCGGAGGCGGCCAAGTTCGGCAAGGCGGCCACACCCCAGTTCGCGGTGCTCACCTACGACATCCAGAAGCGGGGCGGCTATCTGCCCGTCACCAACGAGCTTCTGGAGGACAGCGACAACAACATCGCCGGTGTGGTCCAGGAGTGGCTGGCGGACGAGGCCAGAGTCACCGGCAACAAGGAGATCCTGGCGGCGGTCCAGGGAAAGACCGCCCAGGACCTGAAGGACCTGGACGGCATTCTGGCTGCCTGGGTGAGGCTGGGCAGCACCTTCCGGGCCACCAGCAAGCTCTACACCAACGACGACGGCCTGCTGTGGCTGGGGACCCTGAAGGATGCCAACGGGCGGTATCTGCTCAACCCCAACCCGGCGGACGCCAGGGAGCTGCGGTTGTGCGTGGGCCCCCACACCCTGCCGGTGAAAACCTACGACAACGAGACCATCCCCACGGCGGAGGGGAAGATCCCCATGATTCTGGGCGACCTGAAGGAGGGCGTGGTCTACTGGGACCGCCGGCAGTTCTCCGTGAAGGTCTCCGACACGGCGGTGGTGGGCGAGTTCAACGCCTTCGAGCAGGATATGACCATCTGGCGGGGCTCCCTGCGGGACGACTGTACCACCCGGGATGAGGGGGCGTTTGTCAACGGCTATATTGCCGCCGCGGCCAGCGTGAACGAGCCCCAGGGCTGAGAGGAGGATGAGCATGGCGAAAAAGAAGAATGATCCTGTCCAGGCCCCTGAGAGCGTCCAGGAGGCCCCCGCGCCGCTGGAGACACCGGAGGCGGAGTCAGTCCATGAGGATCCGGAAAAGGTCCCCGCGCCGGTTGAGGAGGCCGGGCTGGTACGCTACCGGGTGGCGAGCCCCAGAGGGGTCTACCTGCGCCTGGGCCCCGGAAGAGCCTATCACCCCCTGGCCGTGCTCCCGGCAGAGACGGAGGCCCTGGGTGCGGACCTGGCCGGGATGCTGCGGCCGGGCCGTCTGCCGGGGGAGGCCGCCTGGCTGAAGGTCATCGCCAAGGAGGGCAGCGGCTGGGCAGACAGCACCTTTTTGGAGCGGATATGACAGAGGAACGCAAAGCGGGGCTCTTATCCTACTGCAAGCTGACGGAGTTAGCAGGGGACCCGGAGGTCCAGTCCCTGATCCCCCTGTTCTACGGCGCGGCGGCGTCCTACATGGCCCAGGCTGGGATCTCAGAGCCGGCGGAGGGGACACCCCGCCGGGACCAGTACGACCTGTGCGTCAACGCCATGGTCCTGGACAGCTGGGAGCGGCGGGACACGGCCATCACCAGCACCGTGGTCACAGATAATCTCGCCTTCCGGCGGATGGTGAACCAGCTGAAGCTGACGGAGCCAAGAGATGTGTCCGACTTGGACACATCGGGAGGCGACGATGGCGATTGAGCACGTGGACGCCGGGAAGCTGAGCGAGCGGATTGAGCTCCTGCGGCTGGTGAAGGGTGAAAACGAATACCGCTGGGAGCTGCTCCGACGCAGCTGGGCCAGCGTGGAGCTCCAGCAGAGGCGGAACAATTTCTCCGCCCACGGCATCGGGGCCGCCGGCGCGGAGCTGGTCCTCCGGCGGCAGGAGCTTACCTTGCTGGACGCCGTCCGGTGGAGAGGCCGGCACCTGTTCCTGACGGGCATCGCCCCCAGGGGGCGGAACCACCTGGCCGTCACGGCGGCGCTGGTGGAGGTCCGCGTCTGCCGGGATCCGGAGACCGGGCTGGCCTTTCCGGGGGTGGTGACGGAGAAGTACCTGGGCCACCGGCAGGAGGAGCCTATGGCGGTGAACCCAATGCGGCACATCCTCATTACCCACCCGGAGATCGTCCTGCAGCCAGGACATCTGGTGGAGGTGGACGGGGAGAGCTGGCCTGTCACCATGGCCCATAGGCTGGACCCATGGAAGACGGAGTACGAGATTGAGCGGGAGGCGGAGCTCTGATGCAGTCTATTGAGCTGAAGGGGCTGGAGCAGATTGACCGGCTGTGCAGGAAGCTGGAGAGCTCGCTGGAGGTGTTCGCCAGGGTCCGGCGGGAGTGCTTCGAGACGGCCGCACGGGAGGCGGAGCAGATCGTGGACCGGCAGATCGGCGGCAGCGGCAGGGTCCAGAGCTGGCAGGAGCACACGGTGGGATCCCGGGGCGGCTACGCCCGGGTGGCCCCCAAGAAGGAGACCTGGACGGAGCAGACAAAGAAGGCGGGGAACCGTTATGCCGTAGGGGCAGTTACAAACGCCATTGTCTCCGGCCATCGCTTCCCCAGCCCCAGCGGGCGGAGATATTACAAGCCCCGCATCCGCAGCGGCGGCATGAAGGTCCCCGGCAGGCCCTTCTACGACCAGGCCGGGCCGCAGATCCAGGACCTGGCCCGGCGGACGGCGGAGCGGGTGGCGGAGCGGTATCTGAAGGAAATGGAGGGATAGAATGCTGTACCCACAGGACATCATCGACCGGCTCAAGGAGCTGGTGGAGGAGAAATTCCCCGGGGAGCCGGTGTACCTGGACACCCTGCCCAATGGCTTCCAGCGGCCCAGCAATTATATCACCCTGGGAAAGTTCACCGGGGACGCGGGGTTTGCCCCCCGGCTGGTGGAGTTCTCGCCGGTCATCGAGCTGGTGACCTTCCCGGAGAGAGACGCCCACGCTCTGAGCAGCCAGCGGGAGGTGAACCGGCGGCAGATGCTGCTGACGGCCATCCTGATGCCGGGGTTTATCAAGGTGAAGGGCCGGGCCCCCAAGGTGGCCAAGCTGGAGCTGGAGGGCGGGACGGACTTCGCCAGCGTGACGGCGACCTTCTCCTACGCGGTGAGCCGGGAGGAGTTCCTGGAGCTGGAGAACGCGCCGGTGATGGAGGAATTTGCGTTCAATGTGAGAGAAAGGAAGGAATAGGATATGGGATTACCTGAGCTGAGCTTCGCCTACCGGGCGGCGGCCCAGAGCGCGGCCAACCGGAGCAAAAAAGGGGTGGTGGCCCTCATCCTCCGGGACGAGGGCATCGACGAGGGCGTGTACACCGTCTCCCACGAGGCGGACATCCCCACGGAGCTGGGGGCGGAGAACAAGGCGTACATCAAGCGGGCCCTCACCGGCTATGTCAGCACCCCCAGCAAGGTCCTGGCGGCGGTGCTCCGCGCCGGGGAGGAGGAGACGGCGGCCCCGACGCGGGGGCTGGACCTGCTGACGGCCATGGACTACGACTATGTGGCCGGCCCCCCGGACATCACGGCGGAGGAGGCCGCGGCCCTGGCCTCGGCAGTGAAGGCCCGGCGGGAGAAGAGCTATATCGGGAAGGCCGTCCTGCCGGGCACGGCGGCGGACAGCGAGTGCGTGGTCAACTTCACCGGGGAGGAGATCCTCTCCGGCGGCAGGACCTACACCGGGGCGGAGTTCTGCTCCCGGATCGCGGGGATGTTGGCGGGCACCCCGGCGGAGGGCAGTGCCACCGGCGCGGCCCTGCCGGAGGTTTCCAGCGTGAAGGAGCGGACGGAGAAGGAGCTGGACGAGGCCATCGAGGCGGGCGAGCTGGTGCTCTACCACGACGGGCGGAGAGTCCGGCTGGGCCGGGCGGTGAACAGCAAGACCACCGTGGGCCAGGGGGAGAGCAGCGCTCTGAAGAAGATCAAGGTGGTGGAGACCATCGACCTCATCCACTACTACGCGGTGACCACGGCGGACGACGAGTACCGGGGCCAGTGCGCCAACACCTACGACAATAAAATGGTTCTGCTGGCGGCTATGCGGGAGTTTCTGCGGGATCTGGAGGGGGAGAACCTTCTGGAGGAGGGCAGCAGCGGGGCGGACATCGACCTGGACGCCACCAGGCAGTATCTGAAGGACCAGGGGGTGAGCACGGCGGAGCTGAGCGAAGATGAGCTGCGCCGGCAATCCACCGGGAGCTATGTGTTCATTGAGCTCTACGGGACCGTGCTGGACGCCATGGAGGATTTCAGGATCGGGTTTACGCTGAAAAACTAAGGAGGGATAGCAGATGCCACAGGCAATCAGTGCGGAACGCATCCGCAGCGGCAGTCACGGAGAGCTGTGGATGGATGGGGAGCTGTCGGCGGAAACCTACGGCTTCCAGGCGAAAATCACCAAAAACAAGGAGACGGTGCCCCGGTGCGGGGCGTTCATGGAGGGCCACAAGCTCATCAGCGCCCGGATCACCGGCTCCATGCGCATCTACAACGCCTCCAGCCGCTTTCTGGCGGCGGAGGGAGCGGCGATGAAGAACGGGAAGGACCTGCGCCACACCTTCATCTCCAAGCTCGACGACCCGGACGCCGTCAGCGTACAGAGGATTATGCTCACCGGGGTCAGCTTCGACGATCTGACCCTGGCGGACTGGGAGGCGGCCAAGCTGGGGACCATCGAGGCACCCTTCACCGCCGACGGGTACGAGATCCTGGAGTATTAGGAAGGTGCCCCGCCCGGCGCAGACCGGGCGGGGTGAAGGTCGGGAAAAACAAAATGTTTTGACAATGGGCGGCGCATATGGTAAGATTAGGACGGTCCGGTGAGAGCTGGACCGGGCGCTGCAATAACGGCAGGCGGTTGGCCACTTCCCGCAGGGGAGGTGATGCTGATGCCCTTTACATTTACGTTTCATTGGCGCGGGTTTACCGTGACCATCCGCGTAAAAAGGGACGACCGCCACCCTGCCCGGTGACGGTCGTCTTTATGAGATGATCTAAACCACGGGCCACCGCCTGCCGGCAGCGCCCTTTTATAGTCCTATTATAGCCAGCGGAAGCCGCCTTGTCAAGTGTGACAGGGCGGCTTTTTCGCCGCCTGGAAAGGAGTTTTTTATGAGCAATTTATTGGACCTGCTGCTTCGGCCGGAGCTGCCGGATGTGGTGAAGGACCTGCCGGAGAAGCAGGTGGAGGTGGACCGGCTGAGCGAGCTGGCCGGGGAGAAGGCGGTTTTTACCCTCCGGGGCCTGCCCTACGGGCGGGTGCAGGAGCTTCAGCGGATGGACCAGGAGGCGGAGGTCCATATCCTGCTGGCCGGGTGCGAGACGCTGCGGGACCCGAAGCTCCAGGCCAGGTACGGCGTCCCCACGCCGGCGGAGGCGGTGAAACGGCTGTTATTGCCGGGGGAGATCGCGGATCTGAGCCGGGAGGTGGAGCGGCTGTGCGGGTATAGGAGGCGGACCATCTCTGAGGTAAAAAACGCCTAGAGGAGGGCGACGAGGAGCTGAGCCTTCTGAGCTACCTGTTTCATGTCCATCACTGGACGCCGGAGATGTATTTCTCCCTGGGACAGGGCGGTCAGGACCTCACCCTCGCGCTGGCTCTCCATGAAGCGGAGGAGGCCCAGGAGCGGGCCAGGGAGCTGGAGGCGGCACGGCGGCGCAGATAAAACAAAGCCGCCCCCGGAGGGGCGGCAGGTATCAAATCAGCCTGCAATCCCCTGAATAGCACATAGACAGAGGACAAAAGTGACAGCGATTGCAATGCCGAAGAAAATAAAAAGTTGTTTTAACGAATCATTGGAGTTCATAGGTTGTCACCCCCTATAGCATTCAGTATACAGGAGTCAATGATTTATGTCAAGTAGGAGGTGTTTGCGATTCCAAAAGAGAGTATGAACGTCTACTTCTCCGTAGTAGACGGCGGTTCCGCCACACTGACAAAGATAGCGGACAAAACCAAGGCCCTGGACAAGGAGACCCAGCAGCTGGAGCAGTCCTACAAGGCCCTGACAAAGGCCAACGAGGGCCTGATCCGGAGGAAAACGGTACTCCAGGGGGAACTCCAGGAGGTCAACAAGGAGGTCCGGGAGGCCCGGAAGGCGTTCAATCAGCTGGCCGACGAGGCCAACAGCGACGCCTATGAGAAGGCGCAGCGGAAGCAGGAGGACCTCCGGGCCAAAATCGCGGAGACCACCAAGGCCATTAAAGAGAACGAGAAAATCTACAAGAGCAACATGGAGACGGTCCGCAAGGGCATTAACGACAGTGGCGGAGAGGCTGGTCTAAACAGCATTGCCAGGGGGCTGATGGCATCCCAGGTGGGCAGTCAGCTGTCTGGGGCGCTGGGCGGCATCGTTCAGACAATGTTCTCCAGTGAAATGGGTATGCCGGCAGCTTCTAGGATCTCCGATGTCCTTGGCGGCGCCATTTCCGGCGGCGCTGCCGGGGCGGCGCTGGGTCCGTGGGGGATTGCAGGCGGAGCGGCTTTGGGTGCGTTCTCCGGCTTGCTGACTTCCCAAACAAAGGTTATGGAGGCGGCAGACGACGCCTTCAAGGACTACTACAAGACCCTCTATGACGACGCCAACGCCCGGACGGAGGCGTCCATCACCAGCGGCTCCGCCATCGCCGGGAGCCGGGAGAAGGACAAGATCTCCTTCTCCACCCTCTTCGGCAGCGAGGAAAAAGCGGACGACTATCTCAAGAGCATGGTCACCATGGCCAACACCACCCCCTTCCTCTACGACGACCTGAAGGATATGTCCAAGACCCTGGCCACCTACGGCTGGGATGAGACGGGCATCCTGCCGGTGCTGGGCAAGATCGGGGACGCCGGGGCGGCCCTGGGCATGGCCACCAGCGATATGTCCGCCGTGGCCACGGCCCTGGGCCGGATGAGGAGCAGCGACAAGGCCTCTCTGGAGTACCTGAACATCCTCAATGACCGGGGCATCGGGGCCGTGGGCTACCTGGCGGAGGCCAAGGGCGTCAGTGTTGGGGATATGTACGGCATGATCTCCAAAAACGAGATCTCCGGCACGGAGGCGGTGGACATTCTCCTGTCAGCGCTGGAGCGGGACTTCTCCGGGTCCATGCTGGCCCAGTCGAAAACCTTCGAGGGTCTGAGCTCCACCAGGGAGGGCCTGATGCAGGAGATCGACAACGCCGGGGGCGAGGGGTACAACACCCTGCGGACCCAGGGGCTCCAGGCGGACATCGACGCCTACGGCGGGATGCTGGGGGACGCCCTCCAGAGCCTGGCGGAGGTGGAGGGCCAGACACGGGCCATGATGGAAAATCTCCAGGAGCGGTACCAGCGGGAGGCCCTGTCGGCGGTGACCCTGGGGACCCAGTACGCGGATATGGAGCTGTTCACCCCGGAGCAGCAGGAGCAATTCAAGGAGCTGGCCAATGAGTTCCGCTTCGCCCGGGCGGAGTGGAACCAGAGTATGGAGGCCACGGGGGAGGGGAACCTGGAGGCCGGGGCGAAGATGGAGGCCCTGAAGGAGCAGGCGGAGAGCCTGGCCCAGGCCGCCTTTGACTCCAGCGAGGAGTCCAAGACCCTCCAGGAGGTGACCCTGGACCAGATCGCCGCCACCAGGGACAGCATCGCCGCCATGGGCAGCCTGGAGGGGGCCCTGCACAGCTACAACGTCAGCCAGGAGGAATCGAAGGGCATGGGAGCCAAAAATCTGGCGGCGCTGAGCAGCTCCGGGGACGCCCCGGAGCGGGTCAAGGCCCTCTGGCGGGATATGCAGGCCGTGGGGGCCGGGGAGTGGGGGTCGCCGTCGGCGGTGGGCCTGGACCGGGTGCCCTACGACAATTACCCCGCCCTGCTCCACGAGGGGGAGCGGGTACTCACCGCCCAGCAGGTCCGGGAGGCGGACCGGGAAGCCAGCGGCGGCGGGGATATCCATATCACCGTCAACGTGGACGGCGCCGGCGGGGACGGTGAGGAGCTGGCGGACCAGATTGCCGATATCATTGTCCAGCGTCTGGAGCTGGCCAGAATGAGGGGATAGCATGGAAAAGGTATTCTGTTTTCTCGACAGCGGCAGCGCCCTCATGCTGCCGGTGACGCCCAAGAGCTTTACCTGGGGAGCCGGGAAGAGCATTGAAACGGTGAATATCAGCGAGGTGGGGGACGTGTCCCTGGCCGGGAAGCCCACCCGGTACAGGGGCCGGATTGAGTGTATGTTCCCAGCCAGCAGCTATCCCTGGCTGACGCCGGGGGCCGTGCCGGACCCCTACTACTATGTGGACCGGTTCCGGGACTGGGCCGGCAATAAGAAGGTCATCCGCTTCATCATCGGGGGGACCCAGGTCAACAGCCAGGTACTGGTGGAGTCCATCCAGTACTCCGAGCAGGACGCCAGCGGGGATGTGTACGCGGTCATCGATCTGGCGGAGTGGGTGGACCTGGAGGCGGCCACGGTGTCCAACCTGGACACAAATACCGGGTCCGGGGGCACCCAGAACAGCGGCCAGACCCAGGAGCAGGGCTCCCAGCGGCAGCAGTACACCATCGTTTCGGGAGATATGCTCAGCGTCCTGTGCCGCCGGTTCTACGGCAACGGGACGGCGGAGTACTACAACGCCCTGGCAAAATACAACGGCATCGCCAACCCCCACCTCATCTACCCGGGGACCACCATTATCATCCCGCCGGCGGATGAGCTTTTAGGGAGGTGAAACCGTGCTGAGGCTGTATCTGGCCGGAAAATCCGGTACAAGGGATATTTCCCAGCTGGTGGAAACCATGACCTGGAGCGGCGACAAGGCCGGCATTGCACGGCAGCTGACTGCCAGCGTTCTCCAGGGCCCCGGCTGGCCGGTCCCCGCCGTGGGGGACGGCGTGACTATGGGCGATGAGGAGGGGGCCCTCTTCACCGGCTATGTTGTCCGGCGCGGCGCGGACAGCGAGCGGTCCCGGCTGACCGTCACCTGCCACGACCGTGGGATGTACCTGCGGGGGAACGACGGGACGTACCAGTTCCGGGGGGAGACGGCGGAGGGCATCTGCGAGACTGTGTGCCGGGACAGGGGGATTCCCATCGCCTCCCTGGCCCGGACAGGAGTTCAGGTCAGCCGGAAGTTTGCCGGGGTGAGGCTGGATAAAATCGTATTCACCGCCTACACCCTGGCCGCCCGGCAGAACGGGAAGCGGTACGCCGTCCGCATGACGCCGGAGGGTCTGCTGGTGAAGGAAAAGAGCGCGGGCCGGGAGAGCCTGGAGCTGCGGCCCCGGTCCAACCTCATCCGGGCGGAGACCACAGAGAGCATTGCCGCCATGGTCAACCGCGCGGCCATTTACAGCGAAGACGGGGTCCTGCTGCGGACCGTCGGGGACCAGAGCGCCCAGGACCTCTACGGGGTCATGGAGCGCCATTTGACAGAGCGCAGCGGCCAGGACGCCTCCGCTCAGGCCCAGGCGCTCATCGACGACGGAGGGCTGGAGCGGAATGTGACGGTGGAGGTGCTGGGGGACCGGCGGCTTATCACCGGGGAGACGGTGGTGGTGCGGGAGGACGCGACGGGGCTGCGGGGGGTGTTCTGGATCGACGGGGACAGGCACACCTGGAAAAGGGGGCAGTATACCTGCCGCCTGACCCTCAACTGCCGCAGCGTGATGAATGAGAGCGTATCGGGGAGTGATGTGAAATGAACGGGCAGACGGCGCGGGACGCCTACCTCTCCCTTTTGAATCTGATGCGGGAGGAGGCCGGAGGGCTGGCCCCCCTCTATTTCTGCATGGGGACGGTGCTGGAGGTCTCCAGCAAGTCCATCTCCGTCCAGGCGAACGGGCATACCCTGACGGAGGAGGACCTGAAAATCAATGACAATCTCCGGGCCAGTTGGATGGAGGACGAGGAGATGGACATCGCCATGGAGGACGGGCTGGTGTTTTCCGGCCGGCTTTCAGGCACGATCCCGGGCTGCGGCTACGGCGGCGGGCACAGCTCCTTTGCGGTGGCCGCCGTCGCCGGCGGGAAGCTCTGCCAGGAGAAGGCAAAGGTGAAAACGCCCTGGAAGCTGGCCCCCGGCGACACGGTGCTGCTCATCCCGGACCAGGAGCAGCAGTTCTACTATTTAGTGATGAAGGTGGTGGACTATGGCGCTGTTCCCCTTGATCGAGCTCCCCGACCTGCCCGGTGAGGGCGGGAGGCAGCTGCCCCTGTTCCGGGAGGCGGCCTGGGATTTCAAAACCAACACCCCCATCTGGCGGGGCGGGGAGCCGGTGACGGTCAGCGGGGCCTCCGCCGTGCTGGTGTGGTGCTGGAATACCCTCCACGCCCGGAAGGGGCTCCATGACGTATTCACCCGGGACCACGGCCTGGGCATCCGGGAGCTCATGGGGAAGGCCTACACCCCGGAGGTCCAGCGCAGCGAGGCCGTCCGGTATGTGCAGGAGGCCCTGCTGGTCAATCCGTATGTAACGGCGGTGGAGGCGGTGGAGGTGGACTTTGCCGGGTCCCGGCTCACCGTCTCCTGCCGTGTCCAGACAGTCTATGGGGAGGTGAATGTGGATGGATGCAGGCTATGAGAGCATGACGCCGGAGAGGCTGAAGGCGGAGATCCTGGAGATCCTGAAGGGGACCATGGAGACAAGAGAGGGCAGCTACGCCAACACCCTCATGTCCCCGGTGGCCTATCAGCTCTATAAAATCTATCAGCTGATGCCGCAGATCCTGCTTATGGCTTTTCCAGACGACACATCAGGGGAGTATATCGACCGCCGGTGCGCGGACTTCGGCATTGTACGGACAAAGGGGACCAGGGCCCATGTGACGGTGCGCTTTACCGCCTCCACCGCCGGGGCGTCGCCCAAGGTCCCGGCGGGGACGCTGGCGGTGACGGAGGACGGGCTGCGGTTTGTGACCCAGGAGGATGCCGTTTTCGCAGGCGGCAGGGCGGAGGTGCTGGCCTTGGCGGAGGATATCGGCAGGCGGTACAACGTGGAGACAGGCGCCGTTACGGGGCTGAGTGTCAACGTGGGGGGCCTCTCCGCAGTGACCAACCCCGCCCCCGCGGAGGGCGGCAGCGACGATGAGACGGACGGGAGCCTCCTGGAGCGGTACCACGAGCACCTGCGCCGGCCGGTGAGCTCCGGGAACGTCAACCACTACATCGCCTGGGCCAGGGCGGCGCCGGGGGTGGGCAGCGCGGCGGCGGTGCCCATCTGGAACGGGCCGGGGACAGTGAAGGTCATTGTGGCCGGCCCGGAGAAGGAGCCGGTGGACGAGACGGTGGTCTCCGCCTGTGCCCAGCACATTGAGCAGGAGCGGCCCATCGGAGCGGATGTGACGGTGGTCTCCGCCAGGGCCAAGGCGGTGGCCGTGACCGCCCAGGTGACCCTCATCCACGGCCACGCCGCCGGAGAGGTGGCCGGGCAGCTCCGGGAGTCCCTGGGGAAGCTGCTGGCGGCCATGCCCTTCGGCCAGGACAATCTCCTGCGCTACAGCCGGGCCCTGGCCCTGCTGCTGGACTGCAGCGGCGTGGAGGAGTATCACGCCTTTGCCCTCAACGGGGCCTCCGCCAATGTTTCCGCCCTGGCGGAGGAGACGCTGACGGTGGGAAATGTGACGGTTACGGAGAGGGGGGCCTAGCGTGACGCGGTACGCGGAGCTGCCCGTCTGGGAGCGGGTGCCGGACTACCATCTGAACAGCCCCCAGAGCCGGGCGATCATTGAGAGCACTGCCCAGGCCGCCCTGGAGGCCCGGGCGGCGGTGCTGGACGCGGCGGACCAGCTGTGGGTCAGCTCCGCCACCTGGGGACTGCCCCTGTGGGAGGCACTGCTGGCCATCACCCCGGAACCGGGGGCGGACCTGGCGGCCAGGAGACGGGCCATCACGGCCAAGATGCGGGGGGCCGGGACTTGCAACCAGGAGATGGTCTCCAACGTCTGCGAGGCCATTACCGGGTTCCGGTGCCTGGTCATCGAGCACCCGGAGAGCTATACCTTTTCCCTGGTGCTGGTGGGGGATACGCCGGGGTTTGTGGATGTGCCTACCCAGGACATCATCGACGCCGTGGAGCCTATCAAGCCCGCCCATTTACAGTTTGTCATCGAGGGCATCACCTGGCGGGACCTGGAGGCCATGGGGTACACCTGGGCCAAGATTCACGCTGAGGCGCTGACCTGGTACGACATTGAAAACAAGGTCATGGTACAGAAGGAGGAGACAGCCTATGGTGGTTAAGCCGGGCAAGCGGAAGGATTTTTATGGGGTGTGCGCCAAGATCTGCGGCGTGCCCCTTGGAACGCTCCACAGGGGCGGGAACGGGCAGTATTCTTTGGTGTTCCAGCGCTGCGACGCCTCCCTGGAGGAGATTGAGGGCATCGACTGGTCCCGGCCGGTGGTGACGGAGGCGGCGGACCGGTACCGGGCCTGCCCCCTGCCGGAGGGCTATGGCTTCGAGGTGGAGGGCATTGATTACAGCTACAGCCTAGAGACATGGACGGTCCATCTGCGGACGGCCAAGCAGTTCCTGGGGGATGTGGCCGGGTACCAGGCGCAGGTGGAGGAGCTGGAGGGCCGTGTCTCGGAGAGGGAGAGAACCATCCAAGAGCAGGCGGAGGCCATCCGGGAGCTGGAGAGCCGCCCGGACAGCGGGGCGGAGCTGGAGACGGCCCTGGAGAAGGCTTACATGGAAGGAGTGGAGAGCAATGGCTGAGATTCGGGAGAAGGCGGTACAGGCTGTGCGGTGGCTGGGGGCCGCTGAGTCCAAATCGCTGGCGGCGAAGGCCGTCTCCGGCGAGGCGGACGGGACCGCCCTCATTGCCCAGGAGGAGAAGATCCCCACCTGGCGGGCCAGGGATTTTTCCCAGGTGCCGGTGGGGACCCCCTACAGATGGAATGGCCAGGTCTACAAGCTCTGGCAGCAGCACGACGCCGCAGGCAATGAGGGCTGGAACCCGGAGGACGCGGTGAGCCTGTGGGACATCTGCCACACCACCGACCCGACCAGGGCCAAGCCCTATGTCCCGCCCCAGGGGGCCCGGGGGCTGTGGCAGGCCGGGGAGTGCTGCCTGTGGGAGGGGGCTGTCATGCGGTGCCTTCAGGACAACACGGCCTATTCCCCGGCGGAGCTGCCCGGAGCCTGGGAGGCGGCGCCGTGACGGCGGAGCTGGCGGAGGCCCTGGAGCAGAAAAAGAGGCTGTACGCGCGGATTAAGGAGGTCCGGACCTTAGTGGAGACCACCGCGGACGCCGGAGAGCGGATGCGGCAGTCGGAGCGGCTGAGAATCCTCCGGGAGATGTACCGGGACGCCTGCGGCCAGGCGGAGGCCCTGCGCCCGGCGGCGGAGAAGCGGCGGAAAAAGCCGCCCCGGCAGACGGTCCAGACCGGGGCGGTGGGGTTTGATTTCTTTGAGCGCTGCGGGACCGTTTGGGCGGACCTGGAGGGCAGGACGTGGAACGAGCTCCAGGACATCGCCAGCACCGGCAGCGCCCGGCAGGCCGGATTTCTGCTCCAGGCCCTGCGCTCCGCTATGGCCACGCTGACGGAGACCCAGCTCTCCTGCGTCATGGCCTACTACGCCCAGAAACGGTCCATGCCGGCCATCGCTCAGGAGCGAGGGGTCCGGGTATCCACTGTCAGCCGGACCCTCCGCAGGGCCCTGAGACGGCTGGAGGAGTGCATCCTGGCATCGCTGAAGGCGCGGGATTGTATGACGGACGCCGGATTTGACTTCCTGGGCTTTGCCCAGGCTACGGACGTGCTCACCGAGCGGCAGCGGGAATACCTCTATTTCCTGCTCACCGACGGGGCCACCATGGGGGAGATTGCCCGGTACCTGGAGGTAGGGAAGTCCACTGTCAGCCGGGGGAACCGGCATATCGAGGAAAATCTCTCCGCCGTGTCGCCGGGACTCCCCGCCGCTCCGGCGGCCCGGAAGGTGGACAAGCGGGAATGGCGGGGAAAAAGCGAGAAGGAGGTCGCTGTCATACTGGCTATCTCCCCGGCGGTGTACTTCCGAAGCGTGTGCCGGGGGGAGACGGTGGGCGGGGTGTCCAGGCTGGCCTATGAGATCCTGCGCCGGCGGGGACTGAGCGCCCGGCGGGCAGCGGAGGAGCTGGGGCTGGCGGAGGGCACGGTCCGGCGGTACTGGAAGCGGTATGAGGGCGTGGAGCTGGCCGGGGCGGAGCCCCCGGAGGAGTACGCCCCCGCCCCCAGGCGGCGGAAGCCGGCGGACCTGCGGCGGCTGCTGAGCGGCGGCGGCACCGTGGGGGACAGCGTGGACGCGGAGACCTACCGAAAGATGATGGCGCTGAGCGCGGGGACAGGAAGGGGGTGAGAGCATGGAGGCGATTATCGTAGCGCTCATCGGGCTGGCGGGATCCGCGGCGGGGTCCCTGTGCGGGGTGCTGGTGAGCAGCAAGCTCACCCAGTACCGACTGGAGCAGCTGGAGAAAAAGGTGGAGGTCCACAACCAGGTCATTGACCGGGTCTACAAGCTGGAGGAGCGCACGGAGCTCCAGGAGGAGAAAATCAAGGTGGCCAACCACCGCATCGAGGACCTGGAGCGACAGACGGCGTAAGAAACGGAGGTACATATGAAAAATTTCATTTACAAGCGGCTGGGGAATCTTTTGAGCGTCAAATCTTTGGTGACCCTGACGCTGACGGCGGTGTTTGCGGTGATGGCCCTCAAGGGCACCATCTCCCAGGACTTCATGACCGTTTACGCGGTGATCATCGCCTTCTACTTCGGCACCCAGAGCCAGAAGGTGCAGGATGCGCTGGAGGGGGATAATAATGGCAACAGCTAAAGAGCTGCTGGCCGTCGCCGTCCGGCAGCTGAACGTCCGGGAAGACCCGCCCGGCAGCAACAACGTCCGCTACAACACCTGGTACTACGGGCGGGAGGTTTCCGGAAAGGCCTATCCCTGGTGCATGGCGTTCGTCCAGTGGTGCTTCGACCAGGCGGGGGTGAAGCTCCCGGCCCGGACCGCGTCCTGCGGAACTCTGATGAACGCCGCCAAGTCCTTCCGGATATGGGTAACAGGGGACTTTCAGCCGGGGGATGTGGCGATCTATGATTTTTCCGGCAAGCGGAGGACCACGGAGCACTGCGGCATTGTGGAGGCGGTTTTGCCGGGCTATGGCGTCCAGGCCATCGAGGGCAACACCAGCGAATCGGGGAGCCAGTCCAACGGCGGCATGGTCTGCCGGAAGACCCGGCCCTGGAAATACATCGTGGGGGCTGTAAGGCCCGATTTTACGGAGGAGGACGACATGACAGGCGAGGAGATCTACAACAAACTCAACGACTACCTGCGGGACAAGCCGGCCCCGGCCTGGGCCCAGGCGGAGCTGGCGGAGGCGGTGGCCCTGGGCATCACCGACGGGAAGAACCCCATGCAGCTCATCCCCAGGTACCAGGCCGCTATCATGGCCAAGCGGGCCGCCCAGCGGTGAGCGGCAGGCGCTGCGTCCGGCTGGATTTCTCCAAGCAGCTCATCCGGGATATCCGGGGGCTGCTGTGGGTGGTGACGGTGGGGGGCCTGGGGCTGGCGGCGTACTGCGTCCGGGCCGGGTATGCCGGGTCTTTGCCGTGGCTCTCCGCTATGGTAGGACTGCCGTGGACCGCCCATGGGGCCGTGTGCGCGTTTTACCTCAATATGGCGAAGAGCGACCATAGGGAGGGCGGGATTACCTACGAAGCCGCCAGGGGGCAGATGGAGAACAAGGGAGACGCCAGCATATAAGCGAAGGGGCCGGGGATTATTCCTCGGTCCCTTCCAGCGCTTCCAGGTCCTCCTTGGTGATTTTGCCGTTTTCCTTTTCGTAGGCAGCGATATACTGCCGGATAGCCTGATTGATCTCGCTGTTGCGGCTCCGGTCGTGGGCACCGGCGATGTAGTCCAGCTTCGCCACGCCCTCCCGGTAGACCCGCAGGGTGAAGGCCAGCTCATCTGTTTTCCGTTTTTTCATTACAATCCCTCCTGCCTCTTGACATAGTAATAGCAGATATGGTATTGTAATGAAAACCAGAGTGGTACCAAGATATAACCACTTTATTTCCGTAAAGAGACGCCGGACAGAGGGGGAAGCCTCTGCCCGGCGCGGGAATCACTCGGTTTGTGCGAATATGGCCGCTATAGCGAGAAGGTGCTGGACACACGCTTCCCGCTTCTCCGGCGGCAGGCCGCTCAGCAGCTGGGCGGCGCTCACCATCGTCTCCGCCTGCTCCCCGCCCGGGAGCGGGTCGGAGACTAATTCTATCATGGAGACCCCGCACTTCTCCGCCAGGAGCTCCAGGGTGTCGGCCCTGGGGTTGCTGTCCCCCTTGAGATAGGCCTGGACGGCGGACTTGGTGATATCCAGCTCCTTGGCCAGGATCTCTATGGAGATGTGCCGCTCCTCCTTGACCCGCCGTATCGTTCGGGCGACGTTTTGCTTGATTGACATGATAAAATCCTCTCTGTGTTTTTAGATTTTCATGTCTATCAAGGAGGGGCGCGAATGGTTGGCGGCGCTCTGCTTATATCACACGAAATGCAACCCAAATAAAGCGCAGCACCCTAAGTCCATTGCGCCCCAGCTGTTTTTTTAGAGGTTGAATGGGTTCGAATCCCTCACGGCGTGCCAAGAGGTGTCAAGTTTGAAAAGGCTTGGCACCTCTTACTTTTTCTCAAAACAACTGGGGCACAAGGGTGACAGGGCCTTGCTCCCTCCTTTCTTCGTTTGCACCATTATACAATACATTCAAGAAAAAAACAAGGAATATCACAAAAATACAAGCGGGTATCACACGAAATCTCACACAGAAGGCGGGGCTTCCCCCGCGTTTTGTTCAAGAAGCTGATAAAAGTAATCGTCAATCATATCGTCCACCGCACTGCGCTTTGAATCCATGAGATGCTGGTAAACTTCCTTCATCGTGTGGTCTGTGGCCCAGCCGCCTCGGGCCTGAGCGTATTTGTTCGGGATGTTCAGAAGAAGCATGACAGATGCGGACGTGTGCCGCAGGTCATGGAAGCGGATGCTGGGCAGGCCGTTGTGCTTGGTGATCGTGTGGAGCCGGTCCCGCAGGCAGGAGCCCTTGAGATGGGTCACATGGTCGTCGGATGCTTCCTCTTTCGCTGCGCGCAGACGGGCCATGATGTAGTCCGGAGCGCGGACTGTCCGTGTAGAGCTGGTGGTCTTGGTCCCCTTCTCCACCCACTGGTTGTCCCTGCCGCAGACCAGCGCCTTTTTGATGGTGATGGTCCCACGCTCAAAATCGACGCAGTCCCAGGTCAGTCCCGCGATCTCCGACGACCTCATGCACATCCAGACAGCCAGCAGGACCGGGATCTCCATTACAGTCCCCTCCACCGCCCGCAGGAGGATCCCGATCTGCTCGGGCTCAAGGATCGTCTGCTCCTTCCGCTCCTTCTGCGGGAGGGTGGTGTTCAGTTTCAGCCCAGGGCAGTACTCAGCCAGGACGGCGGTGAGCAGACCGTGGATATTGCGCAGCGTCTTAGGCGTTCGCTGCTTGACCTTTCCCTTCTGGTCGGTGTAGGGCTTGGCGGCCTGGTTCATGGCCTGCTGGACCATCTGCGGGGTGAGCTTGTTGAGCTTGACGGGCATGAGCTCCGGAAGCGTGTGGCGGCGGATGACGTCGTAGCCGCGGATGGTGGTGGGGCTGAGGATGCCGTCCTTGCTCTCAATGTACTTCTCCATGGCCTCCCCCAGCGTCATGGAGGAGGCGTCCCGGGAGACCTCCTTGTAGTGCATCTGCCACTGCAGAGCCTCGTACTCCGCCTCCTTCTTGGTGGGGCGGGTGAAGGAGCGGTACTGGGGCCGCCCCTCCGCGTTTTTCCCAGCATAGACCTGGACTCTCCAGGAGCCGCTGGGCAGCTTTTTTGCCGTTGCCATCTTGTTTTCCTCCCATATGTATGATAATATGAGAGGGTGAAGGGGCTTCCAAAACCTTTCACCCTCTTTGACCGCTCCCGGTGTTGGCGCACCGGGGGCGGGTTTTTATGTATTTTCTGAAATAGCAGCTAGGGTGATGTTCATCAAATAAATAGGTTCCTTTGTTAAAATGGTGAATGTGTCTTTCCCAAATTGCAGAGCAAATCCATCTAAATACATCGTATAGCTGGAAAGTGCGCTGAGTGGTTTGTCAAAGTTATATTTCGATGATGAAGCAACCACTCGTTGATTGGTCACATAAAAAGAACCCGCTACCGTGTCCAGTATATTCTCTCGGATAGACCGGCTGGAGCTTGTCCCGCTCCGAACTGAAAGTCCCTTTGCAATCCGGACACTTCCGCCGGAATGGGAAGATACCGTTCTTGTAGTGACAGTTTTCGTCTTTCCTACGCTGACTTTCTCGGCCAGATGGCATATCTCACCACGGCTAAGGATCAATCCTCCACTGTTTACAACGGGGAGCGGAGATCCAGGGAGGTATGTCCGGCTCTCAGGCAGAAGCCTTTTCCCTGGACTGCGAAATTTCTTGAAACACAGGATCGCCAGCAAAAGAAAAACGATGCCTATAAAAAAACTGCTGAACGCTTTATCGGTCAAGGATGCGCTGATCCCTGCAAACGCCATCCCAACACAAATAAAGGTTAAATATCCCCACATGAATCTCTTCAAAACGACCACTCCCTTCTCTTTCGTGGTTCACTTAGGAGGTTTGCAGTTGATATAAATGACTTTGCTGCTAATTGGAAAAATTAGACTGCCGTTGCTGTTTTTCCCTTGGAGACAGGCTTGTATTTTTCAGAATCCAGCAATGTATCAATCCGTTCGACGACCCGCGCCCGATCAACCTCGTCAAGCCGTAAAAACTTTGATACAGCGGAAAACGCTTCCTTCCCATAACATTGTGAGAATAATTCGCAGGCTAGAATTTGTTCTTTGGTTTGGCCGGATGGCGATGGTTCTTCGGTCAAACTCGACATAGCAACTCCGAAATAGTCTGCCAGTATTTGAACTTTTTCCATCCTTGGATATTTTCGGCCATGAACCCAATCAGATACCGTAGTAAACGAATAAGAAAGATCTCTGGATAAGTCGGCAGTATTTACGCCTTTTATAGCCATATAATGATTAAGATTTTTTGAAAATATTTCTTTTAACTTTTGAGGATTACCCTTTTTCGGCACCAAGCATCGCCCCCCTTCTGTAAGTAGCATACGACAAAGGCGAAACAAAGTCAACAAGAAATTCAATAAATTACGCTTTTGGCGTTGACATTACGCTAATAGCGTGGTATACTTTGGTGCAAGGAGGTGATTACAGTGCTTGTTGTTCCGAGAATTTCATTGAAAGCAGCGCGCGTAAATGCAGGTTTATCTCAGAAAGAAGCCGCAGAAAAGCTCGATATTTCAAGGGCTACACTCCAAAACTACGAAAATGGCAAAACTACGCCGGATGTGCTAATGTCCCGAAAAATCGAGGAATTGTATCGTTTCCCTACAGACTATATTCTTTTCGGAACAAATACCGCTTAAAGCGTGGTATAGCAAAACGTATGAAAGGGTGTGAACATATATGATTGACTTCAACTTGCGTAACATCGCGTTTCAATTAGATGGGGTATGGTACACTGTGACTTTCCGAACAGCTCCCCTTGGACGGGTGAAGGATGTCAAGGTATTGTGCTCTGACCATGAATCTGGCTTTTTATACCCGAGCAGAGCAAAGGTAATCCCCCAAAACATCACCGCAGCGGATGCGATGAAAATGTTTGGGGGCGAGATGGTGAGCGATATCAAATTTCGCTTACAGCAGTTTCTCCAGCGGGGGTTATCGCCAAAATGACGAACCCTATTGCGGAGCCGGTTTTGAGAACATATCCCAGCTGAATGAGTTCATCCACAGCACTGATTTCCGCTCTCTTTTGGGATGGATCTTTGGAATACTTCAGTTCAGCACCATCTTTTGCACGCGGATGTTTAGCAAGACCAAGTAACAGTTCTTTCGCATCGTCAGACATATTATGTAACTCCTTTTCCAATGTAATTAATTTACCTCATTTTATAATATTTTAAGCACTTAGTCGAACAAAGTCAACATTCGACATGTAAAAAATTTGTGAACGATGAGCGTTTTACCCGGTGTTCCTACTCAGAACTGATTCGTAATCTGGCAGAAAAGGGCCTTGCCCTCCTGGACGAGGAGCAGGCTGCCCGGGACAGTGCGTAGGGAGGAAGGAGGGATAGTATGACCCACAAAAAATCCTCTACTGAACCTGCAATTCAGCAGAGGATACGGAGACTAGAGATCACCATCTTGCTTCTCAGC